CCCCAAGCTGTTAGCGGTTCCCTGATGGAATTTTTGACAACTTACCTAATCTGCAACGCGCGGTTGGGAACGTTAAAAGCCAGAGAGGCCGCTATATGCGGCCTTTCGCCTTTTCAGGGGTACAGACGTGAAACAGAAAATTGCAGTAATCAGTCTCTCAACCAGTCAGCCAATGGCGATCACCGCCATTTACGAAGATCACACGCTGGTCATGTCAAAGCCGCAGCCGCTGCCAAAGGGCATGCGGGCGCAGGTAGCCAAACTCACGCCCTATATTGAAACGCTGCGCGCGCAGGGCTTTAAGGTGCTGGTAGATGAAGCCACGGGCAAGGTGTCAGGCGTCGTGGGCGGCAATCACGTTTCTCTCAAGGCAAAAGGCAGCGATGGCCGCGCGGCGGTGCTGATCGGCATTGAGCGTTACAACGAGCTCATGCTGCAGGAAAATCTCGCGCTGCCAAAAGAAAACAAAGGCGCTTTTGAGATCCCCGATTCCATCGTGGAGGTGGAATACAACGCCAGCGGTGAGGAGGTGTACCGCATCAACTGGCGCGATATACGCCCGGAGCATGTGCTCACCATCCTGTGCTGCTTTGCCGTGGGCTATAACAACGTGGCGTCAGCGGATTACGTTAACGCCATGAGCGCTGCTGCAGTAGAGGAAAAGCCGTCCGTCATGGACGCGTTTAAGCGCCTTATCGGCTACGAGAAAATCAAAGCCGCAGAAGCCGTACCGGAGACGCTGGCCGGGAAGCGCATTAGCGACGAGGAGCGGATTCTGTGAGTTATAACCGCCTCGACGATCGCTCTATTGAGGATGTGGTACTGCGCAGCCTCTTTCACCAGGAAGTCATAAAGCGTTCCGCCTCTTTTCACGAAGAGAACCAGGACTACACCATCCGTCTCGACGAGATATTCCGCGCTGACCTGGCGGCATACCGCGCCTATGAAGGCAACGCGGATTTGCGCTGGATCTTCCGGCTGCTATGCGGGATTGAGTCAGAGATGGAGCCGCTGCCCGCCGGCCAGACGCTTTCCCTGCCGGATATGGCGTGGCTGCGTAACCGCATGCGCGAATACGCGGGCGGCAAGCCGGAGTTAATCAGTGGCTGATACTCCGTTTGCCCGCACCGAATCCGGGCGCTACGACACCGCCGGGCTCTCCTCGAAAGAGTTCTCCCGCGTGTTCGACCAGATAGACAAAGACCGCCGGCGTTCGCGCCGCATTGCGCACCGCACGCTTAACCCTCTCACCCTGAAGAACAAGGCGCTCGACGACATTATTGCCTTGGGCAAAAAGAAGTCCGGCACCTTCTACACCAGAGAGGATCTTAAAGGGTTTGAGAAAAACCGCGCCGGCGCACGCCAGCAGTTCAACGCGGCTGTTGCGGGGATCACGTATGCGCAGCTGGTGGCGGGCAGTCAGCAGATCGACATTAAGCGCGCCAATAACCGCGTGGATGACGGTTCCGGTATTAAGCGCGCCACGCCCACCACGCTCAAACACAACGTGCTCACGGTAAGCGTGGAGGCGTCCGCCGTATCGGTTGATAAACATCACCGCGTGAAGTTCCGCTTTGAGGAGTGGGATCAGCTGATCGAGGAGGTCACTGATGGCAAAGACAGCGCCAAAATTGCCAAGCGACTCTGCGCTGGCCGCGTCTCTTTTGATTGCGATTGTGGCCGTCACCAGTACTGGTACCGCTACATTGCCACGGCGGGCAACTTCGCCCTTGCCCCGCCAAAAGAGTACGCCTACCCGAAAGAGAAAAACCCGAATCTGAAAGGCGTGGCCTGTAAGCACGTCATTCACGCCTTCACCCGCCTGCAGTCCGCCTCATGGCAGGTACGGATCGGCCAGGCGATGCTCAAAAGCGCCGGCAACAACGCCTACGGCGACGATCCGCGCAAAACCACTGAGCACTTCACCGACGCCGACAAAGCGAAGTTCAACCGCAACCGCAACTCGCAGACCAACGCCGCCGCCGTAAAGCGCGAGCATGAAAAATACCAGAAGCGCATGGGTGCGCTGGCGAAGCGGCTGAACAACGACGATGGCCGGATCGACAAGCTGCGCGGCCAGCTGACCCGTGCCAAAAAGGTCACCGCCACGGAGCGCGCCCGTGCGGCGAAAAAGCAGGCGCAGCTGGCGGACGAAAAGGCGAAAAACGCGCTGCTGCGTCAGCAGCTGGCCGACCAGGCGAAGATCCAGCGCCAGACGTTCATTGATGCCCTGGTGCTGAGCGGCACGCCGCGCGCGCAGGCGGAAAAAATGTTTATCGACTATGCAAAGAACCAGACAAAAGCAGGTAACCAGTAATGGGACGCTACGACGAATTTCTTAATGACACGCCCCCTTCCACCAGCGAGGAAACCCGCAGTGAAACAGAGCAGACCGCGCCTGCAGAAGATGTGCCGGACAGCAGCAGCGCTGCAACCGATCTGGAAGCGTCTGGTGAATCCGCCGCCGCCTCACCCGATGGCGCTGCCACTGGCGGTGCTGATGACCCTGACGGCAGCAGCAGTGAAGATTATGACCCGCTGAGCGCCCTACTGCCGGATGCCCTGGCGGCACGCGAGCAGAGCACGGCGATTAAGCCCCGCTTCAAAGGTCACGCCCCCTTCAACAACATGGTCCGCCGCGACTGGGTTAAGGCAATAGAGAGCGACTACAGCGCGTTTCAGGCGCTGCTGTACCTGCCGGATATGCGCGACGTGGGCGAGGTGGACGACGAAACCGGCTTTGAACAACCCGCGTTTACCGAACTGAACAATAACCAGCGCACGCTGAGCTATCAGGATGCCGATCCGGCCATTGTCACGGTGCTGGACTGCCCGGACGAGCGCGAGAGTTTCCAGGTGCTCGATTCCGGCGACGAGCAGGACGGCTTAACCGATGACGTGCTGATCCTGCGCATTGCTGCAGAAGGCGTGCCGGTTGGCTCAATTCTTGAGTGGAACGAAGAGATGGCCAGCGGCACCCTGGCGCGCCGCTGGTGGTACGTCCACCGCATTTACGGCTTCGGCACGCAGAACGTCGGATCGCTCTACTACTGCATTCCCGCCCGCAACTTTGACACCACCAGCAACGGACGTATCGAATGAAACAATTACTCGCCCGCACCCGCGAATGGGACACCACGCGCACCGGCCAGATGCAGAGTACGGGCTTTACCGCTGCTGATGCCGCCATTGCAAAGGCGCTGAATGACGTGTTCCGCGGTGCTGTCATTGTCGCACCGCGCCCGCATGAAGCGCGCTACGCCGCCTTCCTGGCACGCAAACCGGAGGATCGGGTATTCGTCGGCAAGTTTGATGACGTGCTGGAGTTTCTGCGCGCCGTCCGCCTGGCGGGCGCCGGACGCCACAGCGTAAAGCAGGAAGATATGCCGAACCTCAACCGCGACGCGCTGCCGGTTATCAACCTCTCCCGCGGGTTCGATATCACCTACGACAACAACGATCATGAGATTGACCGCCGCAACTACGCCAATGTGATCGTGTCTGAGCAGGATGCTAAACCGCTGGCGGAGATCGAAGCCGCGCAGGCCTCGCTGAACTACACCATCACGCTGATTGCCGGCGACAAAGATACGCTGTCGCTGATGTGCAATACGCTGGCCGCTAACTTCCGTTCCCGCCTTTCCACCCGCTTTATGGCGCATGACAAGCTGGCTGGCTGGCCTGTTGAGCTTAACTGCAGCATTCAGGATGCAAAATCCATCATGTACAGCGATATGTCGCCGCCGTTCACTCAGGAGCGCATCTACGCCTGCCAGACGTCGATGATTGTCATGGTGGACGTGCTGACGGCATACGAAGTCACGGCGCGCAGCGTGCGCCACGACACGCAGCTTGCGCCGGCGGGGGCATAACGGATGGCAGCAGAGCAGAAGAACAAGCCCATGCAGTACTTCCTGCAGTCGGTGATCATCAATGACAAAGAACTGCCGCGCAGCTGGATAACGTCGGCGCTCTACATTGAGAAAACCGCCCTTACTGCCCCGCTGCTGGTGCTGGAGGCGCACGATCCGGAAGGCAAGCTGATGGACGAAATGGGCGCCCGCTACGGCGCAACGCTGGTGGCGGAGCTGGGCGATCCGACCGGGAAGCGCGGCGCGTACCGTGAGACGTTTTTCGTTACGTCCGCGCCGGCCAGCGGCGACGTGGTGCGCATTATCGCCGTGTCAGCCGACCTGAAGCGCCTGAAAACGCCCTCAGCCCGCGTGCGCCTGTACGCCGATCGTCAGCCTGGCGACGTCATGAAAGAGTTCGCCGGCACACTGACGATCGAGGCTGATGCGTTCAAAAAAGCGATGACCTATCACCTGAATATGAGCGAGAAGCCGTCCGGCGTTCTGCGCCAGATGGCAGAGGATCATGGCGCGCTGGTGTGGTGCGCCCGCGGCATGTTCTGCATGAAGGAGATAGGCAAACTCATTGGCACCAAACCGGCGGTTGTCTACGAGGCCAATAACCCGAAAGCGGAATACACGATAAGCAAGCTGAGCCATATCAACCAGGACGCCGCCGCCACCAGCAGCGCTGATTATCAGTTTGTGGGTTACTCCATGACTGATGGCTACATTGCCGTGGGCGATAAATCCAAGCCGGTTAAATATATCTCTGATGCCGACGTGGCCACGCTCACCAATATGGGGCGCGTGCTTATTCCAAAGCTGGATATTGAGGTCAGCGGCAACGCGGACATTACCGCTGGCATGGTGATAGGCGTACAAATCCACCGCTATGACCCGGAAAACCAGACTGACGAGACGCTGCCGAAAAACTTTATCGTTACCGCGGCTATTCATCATGAGGATCGCATCGGCTACACCACGCGCATGATTTTAGGAGTACCCAACCAGTGAGTAAGCAACGCGCCGTAATCACGGCCACCAAAGACCCGTCAGGACACATGCGCGCGCAGATCCGCCTTACACCGCAGTGGGCGGACGTCGAAGCGGAGACGCTGCCCTGGGCTGAATACCAGCTGCCTGTAGGCAACGCGTTTATTCCCTGCAAAACGGGGGATGAAGTGTGGGTAGAGTTTCCGTACACCGACGCGCGCGGGCGCCCGGACACGCGCCGGCCGCTTATCACCGGCGCGGCACAATCAGCGCCAGGCGGCGTGCCAAGCGTGGCACCTGAAGCCTCCGGACAGGGCAGTACATACGAGCCACCAGCTGTTGATGGCGCACCGGCGCGCCCTGCCCTGAGCGCAACGGAAGATTTTGTCTCGCATCGTAATAATCTGCTGGAACTCCGGTCCGCTGGTGGCGGGTATGAAATTACCAACACGGCCAGCGGTTCACGCATAGGCATGAATGAAAGCGGGCAGATTTACATTCTGGGGCCGGGTGATCTGGTTATCGACGTGGGCGGTAATGTGAAGGTCAAAGCAGGCGGGAAAACCGTGTTTGATTCAGGCGATACCTTCAGCGCTAAAGCGCCTCAGTTTGAGTTCAGTCAGTGATTTTAAGTGTAATTCTAAAACATTAATTTAGAATGGCGGCTATTGTTATCTAAGAGACATAGCCGCATGAAATCTCCCTTCTTCAAAAACGTCATGGTCTACAGCCTGAGCCGGGATATTCCGTTAGACGCGGAAGAACTGGCGCAGCAGCTGCAGACGATGGCGTTTACTCCCTGTACCGCGCAGGACATGGCGAAATCAGGCTGGATCAACGTTACCTCAGAAGAGTTGCTGCTGGCTGAAAACGGGCAGTACCTGCTGTGCTGTCAGACCGAAAGCAAGATCATGCCCGCCGCCACGCTTAACGAGTTTGTGGCCGATCGCGTGGCGAAAATTGAGCAGGAAGAGGCGCGCAAGGTACGTCGCAGCGAACGTGTTTCCCTGAAGGATGAAGCCCTTCACACGCTGCTGCCGCGCGCCTTTACCCGCCGCACGCAGGCTTATCTGTGGATAGACAGCGTGAATAGCCGCATCTACGTTGACGCGGCCAGCGCCAAAGCGGCAGAGGATATGCTCGCTATGCTGCGCAAAACTATCGGCTCGCTGCCGGTTGTGCCGCTGATGGCTGAGGAGCCTGTCGAGCTCACGCTGACTGAATGGCTGCGCTCCGGCGACCTGCCGGCGGGCTTTATGCTGGGCGACGAGGCCGGACTTGCGGCGATTCTGGAAGAAGGCGGCAAAATCCGCTGTAAGAAGCAGGATCTAATCAGCGAAGAAGTGCGCGCGCATATCCAGGCCGGGAAAGTAGTCACGCACCTGAGCCTTGACTGGCAGGAGCGTATTTTCTGCCGTGTGGCGGACGATTTGAGCATCAAGGGCATTAAGTATGCCGACATGCTCACTGAGCAGAACGACGACATTGACCGTGAGGATCAGCGCGCACGCATGCTGGCTGATTTTATGCTGTTCACGTCCGAATTTTCTGCTTTCTTCTCCGGGCTGGTGGATGCGCTGGGCGGTGAGGCAAAACGATGATCACTTACGGCTCTGTCTGTTCCGGCATTGAAGCGGCCAGCGTGGCCTGGGACGGGCTTGGATGGAAAGCAGCATGGTTTGCGGAGATAGAAAAGTTTCCTGCAGCCGTGCTGGCTCACCGTTACCCGGACGTGCCGAACCTGGGCGACATGACAAAGATTGCGGCCGGCGTTCGCGCCGGTTCTATTCCGGCGCCGGCCGTCATGGTTGGCGGCACCCCCTGCCAGGCGTTTTCTATCGCCGGGCTCCGTAAAAGCCTCGATGACCCGCGCGGTCAGCTCACCCTGTCTTATGTAGATTTAGCGAATGCCATTGATGAAAAACGAATTGAAAACGGCGAGCAGCCTGCCGTCCACCTGTGGGAAAACGTGCCGGGAAGTCTCAGCACACCTGACAACGCATTTGGATTCTTCCTTGCCGGAATGGCTGGCGAAAATGAAGCATTTGAACCAGGCCCAAGACCTGAGCACGGCAAAAGCGGACCGGGCTGGCGCTGGAACAAAAGCGAGCGTAAGCATGTTCCGAAGTGGCCAAAGTCTGGTTGCGTTTATGGGCGACAGCGCAAACTCGCCTGGCGACTCCTTGATGCCCAATACTTCGGAGTGGCCCAACGCCGCCGTCGTATCTTCGTTGTCGCAAGTGCTCGAAACGATGTTGATCCCGCAGAAATACTTCTTGAGTTCGACGGCATGCGTCGGGATTCTCCGCCGTGCCGAAAAACGGGGAAGGCAGTTGCCGCCCTTACTGCAAGTGGCGTTGGAGTCGGTGGCCCTGACTTCGCACACGCCGCAGCCGGTCATTTAGTTTCTGAGTGCGATAACGGCCTTAAATCAGCAGACTGCGACGGCAGCTATACTCCTCCTGTTGCTTTTGGCGGCGGAAACTGTTCCGGCGCACTGGATGTGGCAGCGTGCCTGACGGCTAAAGGGCAGCGTAATGACTTTGACGTTGAGACGTTCGCAGTACAGAGCGCCACGGGCGAAGTGAGCCACACCCTGACAGCTGAGGGGCATGATGCCTCAGAAGATGGTACCGGGCGCGGCACTCCCGTTGTTGCCTTCTCTTCCAAAGACCGCGGGCAGGGTGCGATTAAGGATGTATACCCAGCGTCAGATGCTGCCGGATGCACCCAGAGTCAGGCGGGCGCCGACGAGTCACCAGTAATTACTTACTGCCTGCAACACGCACAAATAGGGCGTAGTGACATGGGCGAACTGTGCCACACGCTTAACGCTGAATCCGGCGAAACGGGCAAAGGTGATGCAGCGCCATGTGTTGCCCGCTGTGAGGAGCACGCAGCGTTTGCTGAAAACACCCGTGGTGAAGTCCGCCTGTTCAACGGCGACGGACAGATAACGGGCGCACTGTCGGCCGGCGGCGGAAAGCCCGGACAGGGCTACCCTTCTGTTGTCACCCGCTGCGAAGTCCGGCGCCTGACGCCTAAAGAATGTGAGCGCCTGCAGGGCTTCCCGGATGGCTGGACACTGATACCGGAGAAGAAACGCAACGCGCTTGCTGCTGATGAACTGGCTTACCTGCGCCTGACGCACCCTGACATGCCTGAAGAAGAAGCGCACCGCCTGGCGGCTGATGGTCCGCGTTATAAAGCGATTGGTAACTCTATGGCGGTACCGGTTATGCGCTGGATTGGCGATCGCATTGCCAATCAGATCATGCTGGTGGCCACAACCACGCCGCCGGAGGCACCGACAAAAAATAGCGCTGATACGGATGGCACGATTTACGGGATTCCGGGCAACTGGATAGGCCGCGCTCCGGGCAGCGGCGGTAACGCTACTGAGCCGATGATCGACATAGCGCCCTGCCTTACTGCTGCTGACCGTCACGGCGTAGCCTACGTCCGTGAAGCGCCCGCGGCAAAGAAAAAGCGTGCGCCGGCGCGAAAGGTTGCAGAGGACAAATACCCGCGTTCGTTCCTGAAATGGGCGGGCGGCAAACACTCTGTGCTTGATGAAATACTGGCGGTAATGCCAGCCGGGAAGCGCCTGATTGAGCCGTTTGTTGGCAGCGGTACCGTATTCATCAACGCTGGCTTTAAGCGCAACCTGCTGGGGGATATCAACCCGGATCTGATTAACCTCTTCAATCAGCTGCAGGGCAACCCGGACGCCGTGATTAATACGGCTCACCAGCTGGAAAAGGGCTGTCTCACTAACGAAGCCTATGTGGCCATACGCGATGAATTTAACGGACGCCAGGCGCACGCGGTGCGGCATGCGGCGCTGTTCCTGGCGCTGATGCGCACCTGCTTTAACGGGCTGTGCCGGTATAACCTGAAAGGCCTGTTTAACGTGGGCTGGAACAAAAAGGCAGGGACAAACTACTTTCCGCTGGATGAACTGCAGCACTTCGCTGGCCTGCAGAAAGAAATGACTTTTGTCTGCGCCGGGTTTGAGGATGTGATCGGCCAGGCGGGCGAAGGTGACGTGGTTTTCTGCGATCCGCCTTATGAGCCGATGCCGGACGAAAACGGCTTTACTGCCTACAGCGGCAACGCCTTCACGTTTGAGCATCAGACGCGGCTGGTGGAGTGCCTGGTGGCAGCGCGCAAGCGCGGCGCTAAGGTAGTCATTACCAACAGCAGCGCGCCGTCAGTCGTGGATTTGTACACGCGTAACGGCTTCAGGATCATGCCGCTGGCCGCACGCCGATCCGTGTCCTGTAAGGGCGATACGCGCAAAACGGCAGACGACATAATTGCTGTTCTCTAAAACAAAAAACCCCGCTCTGTGCGGGGTTCTTTTTGTTCGTGGTGCGTCACATTGGATTGTGAGCGGGCAGAAACTCTGCCGGGATGCCGCGCGGTGTGTTCTGCTGCGCCAGCGCGTCACTAAGCGTTATGCGGTCATTGGCATAATCCCGCACGCGATACCCGCTCAGCCCTGCTGACTCTGCCTCTCTGACCTTAGCGTTATAGCTGGCCTGGCTTTCAGCGCTGATGCGTGCGCTCTCTTTAAAGTAGTAATCACTCGCTTTCGCGTAATTGTCGGTGCAGGCCACCAGCACGCCCTGAGAAACCACTTCATAACGGCCCTGACATTCCTCGCCACAGTCCAGCAGCTGCACGCCGGATTTGCCGGACGACGCCAGCACGGTTTTGTCGACAGGCAGACCACTCATCGGGACAACGTTTCCAAAAAGGTTTTTCATTTAATGTTCCTTATTTTTTATGCGCAGGCACTACCTGCCCGCAGGCCAGACTATAAGCCAAAATATACAAAAACTGCAACATGGTTTCTAAATAAATTAATCAGAAACTAAGTATATAAATTCCCTTCTTGTTCTCCGCCTGCAAATTACAAACTGGTTAAGGTGCCGCTTCCTTTAACTCAACAGAGTAAATTATGAGCAACCGTAAGCCTACCGCATTTGAGCTTTTCCACAACCTGAGCATGGCGCTGCGCGAAGATCCGCAGTTCCAGTACGAATATAACTACTCCCCTGAAACCCGCGTGCTGCTGGAAACGCCTTACTGGCGCTTTACCCCGTCGCAGCGCGCCACACGCAACATCATGATTGAGCAGATCATGGCAAACGCCACGGCAGAAGATACCCGCGTGCGCCTGATGGCCATGCGCCCGGAATCGCGCTACATGCTGACACCAACCTACGTCTGCCAGGTCGCATATGAGTTCTATCTGGAAGCGCAGGCAGAGCTGCCGGACGAGCCGGAAACCGTCGATCTGATGCCGGTAATGTGGGCCACCATGTACGCCCTTAACCTGGCCCGCGAAATGGCTACGGATAAGTGGGATGAAATGTCACCGCTTGACCAGCGCACGCAGACCAAATGGGTCAGTAACGTGCTGTCTACCGTCAAAATGTCGCGCTATATCACCGACGCAAGCCGCGCCGTCTGGCTGGGTATGTTCATGTCGTTCAGCGATATCCCTGATGACTTTTACGAGCTGCTGGAATCCTGATGGACGCAGCTGAGAAGCCGATCCGCAAAGGCTCCCGCGTGCGCATACGCGGCAACCTGTTTAACGGTGAAGTGTGCGTAGTTGACCGGGTGGACTGGCTGGATAACGGGCAGCGCTTCGTGCTGAAACACCCGTACTACACCTGCCCGCTTAACTACACCCGCGGGGATCTGGAGCTGATACCTGATGACGAATAAAACGCGCTCCGGCGCCGGGGCAGTCTGATGCCTGCCGCCGGCACGCTGGACTCGGTTTGTTCCGGACACGATGGCTTCCCCTCGCGTCAGACCGCTGAGGCTGACGCGGGGCTCACCATCAACGGCAAGCCCGTGCTGGTGGACGGCAAGCTGTTTCCGGATCACACCGACGGCAGCAGTACTCACAACGGCACGGCTGTTACGGGCCGTCCGTGGTTCACCATCAACGGCAAAGGCATTGTGTGCGTCAACGATCCGGTTTCGTGCGGATCGGTGGTCGCCACGGGCGAAGCCGGATTCGAGGTTAAGTAATGCTCGACAACGACAAACAGATCAACGCGTTCGCTGCCCTCTCCGCCTCCGGCATGGTTACGCCAGCGCCGGTCGTAGTGTGCGAGGGGGCGCAGGCGCGCGCTGAGCAGCTGGCCGCATCTGTCAGGGCGCTGCTGTTGCCGGACGTCACCTATCCGACGGACGTCTCCGGTTATACCGGGAAGCTGTCAGGCTATGCGGCGAGCCTGGACGCTGCAGCAGGCGCTGCTGCTGGATTCGTAGCAGCGGTTAAGCCCTTTAGCAGCCCGTCAGAGCTGCTGCAGCTGAAAACCGGATGGGAGTGTCACGTAAAGGGTAATCGTCTCTCTCCGGCTCCGGCGTTCGCGCTGGTGGCCGCAATGGGGGATCAAGCCATTACAGGCGCAGTGGGCGATCTGCTGCAGGCTGTATCGCTCTCCGCGCTCTCCGGGGCAATGGGGGCAATTAACGCAAAAGCAGGTGCTGCTGCAGCACCGGGCGCTACGGGAAGTGCCGCAACCGCGCCGGCGTTCACCGAAGAGGAAACAGCCGCGCTGAGCGAGGCTACCAGCGCGCTCGATGCACTGCTGTTGCCCCTTCCCGGCAGTACGTCTGCACTTGCCCGCCTGGCGGATCAGGTCAGCGCGTCCACCAGCACGGCAAAAAAAGCCATGTCGGATGCGGTGGCCATTGCGCTTACGTCCGGCCTGAGCGGCGATCCGATTATGGGTCAGGCCGTCAGCGCCATTATGCCCGCGGCCGTTCTGGCTGCGCTCAACGAGGAGTAACTATGTTCAGTCAAATCACCCTGACCGGCTGGCTCAAGCGTGCGGTAGCCGTGGCGCTCTGCGTCGTGCTGCTGACCGCAGGCCATAAGGGATATGTGATTGTCACGGATCACTTTGCGCACGTTGCGCAGCTGGAGGCGGCAAACAGCACGCTTACTGCGAACAACAAAACGCTGACCGGTAATAACAGCACGCTTAAAACCTCGCTCTCTGAGCAGCAGGCGCAGCTGCAGACGCTGCAGCAGGCGCTGGAGAAACGGGAAAAAGAACGCCAGGACTACGCGCAGAAACAGGCGCAGCTTGAGCAGGATCTGCAGAGACTTAAAGAGGATAGTCAGAATGAAATTGATGAAATTAACCGGGCGATACTGCTTGCCGGCGTTAATCATACTGCTTTGCCTGCCAGCGTTATTCGCATGCTCCGGGACAAAGCCCGCGCCGTTAATTCCCGAAGTCGTGACGGTCACAAAGCTGGTGGAACTGCCGCCTCAAAAGGCGCTGGCCTACCAGCCGTGCCAGGTGGATGAAAACATCCCCGGATTCACCGACAGGTTACCCGCTTATGTGGCAGGAATACTGGCCTCAGTCGATGAATGCAACCGGCGAAACGGTCTGATATCAGACTATAACGCCAGTCGCTGAAAGCAGCCCTTCGGGGCTGTTTTACCTAGAGAATGAATCAACTAACTTAGAGCTAAGATGCCCCACTTTATCGTTGGTTTCTTTATCCAACGTATATATCCCAAGCACATTGTACAAAGATGAACCCGATTTTCTCAGGTAAAGTATAAATCCGTGGTCTGGCTTACTTATTAAGTAGCCGGATGCAAACCATGTTAATTCGTTTTTGTAATTAAAAAATTCTGAATGAGTAAAATGGTACTCGCCGTTACCGTTAGTGTTCAAAAGGTATTCTGCGTTACTTTTTAAATCTTCCTGACTTTGACCAATTACTACACTCAATCCACCAGATATAGTTGGATCATTAAAGGTGCTGACTGGGTTTCCATTCTCATACTTTGTAGTAATGTTCCAGGAAGAATCCATATAAACTCTGTTGTGAGTAATGGGATTAGTCCAGATTGCCTGATAGTAGCTGCTAACTTTCTGATATTGAAATGCTGCCATATCGTTTTGCGCCACCGCTGGTGTGCCAGCGAAGGCAGTTGATGCTAATGCAGCCAGTAGTATGCTTCGGCAGTAGTTACGATTGGATTTATTTTTATTCTGAGTAGAAATAATAGCCATGTGTGTTCCTTGCAAGGCGCAAATCGCGCGCAAAAAAAGCCGCTGACATAGCGGCTTATGATTTATTAATGTATGGCTATTTTATTTTATTCAGACTTTCAATTCACTGGCTGCGCGGCAGTTTCAGAATTACCCGCTGTGTCTGCCATATACGCTGCTGTGATTTCCGGCCTGCCTGTTTCCAGCATGATTTTACGCATTCCTGCCGCCAGATTGCCCTCACCCGCCAGCAGCAGAAAATCACGCGCCGCGCTTGGCATGTAAATAGACGCCGTAACCGGGTTGTGCATCTGCTGCGTATTCCCGGCTTTGCGCCAGCGAGGCAGTGCGCGAATCCCGTCATCATCTAATGTCGGGCTGACTTCCATAATGATTTCTGAGCCGTACATGATGATGATCTGCTGCGCCAGTGAGCGGGGTTCGGCCTCACTCAGAAGGTAATCAAGGTGCTGTTGAGCGTCGCGCCGGCTGCCGGTCGAAAGCATGTGTGAGCGGGAGCCGTTTGCGTATTGAAAGTAGAGCTTATAAGCCATGAGGTATACCAGTGGTCAAATTCATTGCCTAAATGTACATTCATTTCTAAAATAAATCCTCATAATTGCAATTTTTTCTTGCCTATCGCACAACGCAAATTACAAACCGCCTAAATTTGCCCCGTCAAAAGTTCCCTCGCAGCCGCGCCCTGAAAAAAGGGTCTACTTGTGAGTAAAGATATTTCCCCGGCTCGCCAGCGCGAGCAGGACGTTATGCAGCGTGCATCGCGCGTTATGGCTTTCACCGTTGACGCACAGCGCAACGCAGATGGCTCAATGATTTCTAACCGCCAGGATATGTCCGTCAGTATTGGCGAGGCGGCTGGCCGTGATCCGATGTTTGAAGGCGTTAACCCGGAGTTTTGCCGTCTGGTAGGCACCGCGTGGGCGTCGAGCATGATCGAATACAAAGAGCGTAATGGCACCTATCCACCTGCTGACCAGCTGGCGAACGCCAGCCGCGCGCTTGAAAACCTGATGATCGAATCAGCGGCTGAAAAGCATGAAGGCAACGGCAAAGCGATGTTTGAGTCCGTGGCTGCTGATATGCGCACCTCTGACGGCGTAATGCGTCAGGCGCAGTTTGCAGCGCTGATCCTGCCTGCGGTGCTGGGCGCTGCCACCAGCGACGCATGTACCTTTGTTCCGTGCGAGCGCGACGAAGCGAAGATTTATGAGCTGATGAACGTGGCCGGTACCAGCTTTGGCACCTTCCAGAAGGGCGATGAAATGCACATGCAGTCTGCGGCGGTTTACTCGCAGATGAAACGCCTGTACCTGTTCCCTGCTGCCGCGCAGCCGGACGGCACCAAGAAAACCTTCACCTTCAGCATTAAGGCGATTGAGAACGCGGATATGCCGATCCGTGCTGGCCGCACCAAGCTACTGATCAACCGTCGTCCGAGTAAAGTCGATGATACTGATGGCAACCTGTTTTTCTCCGACAAAGACGTTAAAGGCAACCAGTTCCAGGCTACCTGTAAAGTCGATTACGACAAAGGCACCATCGCTGTAACCTTTACCGATGCGCCGGCTAAAGGTACTGAGCTGGCCGCGCAGGTCGAGATCAACGTTGAAAAAGCGCCAGGCCTGATCCCGGTTATCAACCAGTCCATGCGTGAGTTCACCATCAAGCCGTCGCAGTTCGTTATTGCGTCCGAGCACACCGTGATGTCTGCGTCCGATCTGAGCCGTGAATTTGGCATCAACCTGTCGTCCACGCAGTTTACTGCAATGCGTAACTGGCTGAGCCATGAGCAGGACATGATGCGTCTGCGCACTATGGCATTCCACACCGTTTACAATCGTGAGTTTGACGTAGCGCTGCCGGAAGGCCAGACCTACGAATCGTGGGTAACGCTGCTGAAGCATGCCATTACGCAGCTGAGCACTGACATGGTGAACCGTACCCGTAAGGCTGGCATCCGTGGCGGTTTTGCAGGTGGCGAGGCGGCAAACTTCCTGAAAAGCCTTCCGGCTAACGTGTTCCAGGCCGATCCGAACTTCGTCCAGTCGCCATACATTCAGCGCATCGGCACCCTGTTTGGCATCTATCCGATCTACGAAGTACCGACCGCTATCTGCGATCAGTTCGTGGCCAACGGCGTCGCACTGAGCAAAGAGGACATTCTGTTTTATGGCCGTGGTGATTCCATCGGTGACGCTGGCCTGATCGCCGGTGACGCCGTTCCGGCAATCCCGTATGTCCACGAAACCAACCCGTCTCTGGTCAACCGCACCACGCTTTGGGGTTCTTCCCTCAACGAGCTGCACCCGCGCAATGGTGAAAACTACTTCGCCAAGCTGACGCTGACCAATGCGAAAGAAGGCGCTTACGACATGCTGACCGGCAAGAAAATTCAGGGCGAAACCGCACCTGAAGCTGCCACTACCGGTACTGCCAGCTAATCCCCTTTAACGCCCCCGTTAAGGGGGCATTTCATGGAAATATCACATGAATAAGATCCCTTTTGCAGTAGGCCAGGCGGCTGGCGTCGGCATAAGTGAAGTCAATGCTGACGCAACGACGTCGGTCACATCCGGCGGCGCGTCTGTCTTTGCAGGTTTGGTCATTTCCCGCCGCGGTAAAATTGGCTCCGTGCTGCGCGTTACCGCTGACAACTTTCAGGCGGTGCTGGGCGCGGCGATTCACCCGCGCAGCGGCGCTGCCTTTGAACCTCTGCGCCACGTTGCAACGGCGGTAAATGGCGGCGACGGTTATGTGGTACGCGTGCCGGCGCCGGGAATGAAGATCCCCGCTCTGACCCTGACTGCTGATACCACCATGCAGGAGCTGAGCGTGGTGGCCACCAACTTCGCGCCAGGGACCGACCCGGTTCTGGCGGCTGGCGCTGCGGCCATGATTTACATCGAGGATGGCGACGCTTCTGCAGACCGCACGCTGAGCATGGAGGCGGATAAAACCGCTCCGGGCTTCTACATCCTGACGCTGAAGCAGGTTGATGCGGCTGGCGGTGAAACGCAGCTGGAGTCACATCAGATCTCCTTTAATCCCGACGCCTCAAGCGATATGGGATCTCCGGCGTTTCTGCCGACCGCGCTGGAAAACGGCTCTACCCGCCTGCGCGCCGTGGTAGCTGATGACGTTGAAACGCAGATGCTGCAGATCACCGAAGGCTTCGAGGATATGCAGTTCAGCGGCGGTACCGACGGCGATCTGTCTGCGATTGAAACGGCGGATTACTCCAAAGCGCTGACCGTGCTGCGCAAGTCCATGTTCACCTGGACCGCCGTGCTGTCGCTGGGCTGCTATGACCCGACCATCCTCGCCGCGCTGGTGAAGCTGGCTGAAGATACCCGTACCGATATGTTTTATGACATTCACGGGGCGCAGCTGTCAGCCGCCGCTATTGCCGAAGCGCAGAGCCATAGTTTCGGCGGTTCGCATCAGGCGGCGCGTTACTACTGGCCATACACCGCGCGCGACGCGTTTACCGGGACCAACGTCAGCTGGGGGATCTCCTGCGATGCGTTTGTGGCGAAAGCGAAAGGCGTTGCGCTGGTCTCCGACGTCGGTGGCTGGCACTACGCGCCGGCAGGCGTATCGCGCGCCATTATCGGACGCCAGAACATCAAGCCGATCCCGAGCCTGGATGAAATCGACCGCGAAGCCTTTGTAAATGCGCGTATTAACCCGGTCAGCCTGGACAAGAACGGGAATATGTACATTGACGATTCCCTGACCACCTTCGCCAAAAACAACTACCTGCGCCTGCAGCACATCAGTTCACTGATGAACGCAATCGCGCGCAGTTTTTACGACGTGGCGGAAGCGCTCAAGCATGAGCCGGACGGTATCACCTTTAAAGGCCTCACGGATGGCCTGAAAGACGTTCTGGAGCGCTTCGTTGCCGCTGAGGCGCTGGTTAAGCCGCGTGACGCCACGCAGGGTACCGAGCCGTTTGTCATCGCCGTTGTGCAGAAAGATATCGACCTGTGGGAAGCCACCTGGTCTGTCTGCCCTACCGGTTCTTCACGCCGCATTGTCGGTAAGCCAACCCTGCTCCGCTAACAGAGGAAATTATGAACAACATTTTTAACCACAAGTCTCATGGCCTCCTGGGCGCGGCGTTTGCCGCGCCGGCAGCTGAGCCCGTAAAACAGGACTTTATGGCGGAAGGCGTCAACGACGAAAAAGCGGCAGAGTCGCGCGTCATAGCGATGTTTGAAGCCGTGGAGCGTCGCGCCGGTGAGGATGCCCGCTCTGTTGCAGCGTCCCTGCTGGCGGGCTGGATTGCCGACGGCGAAGCCGACGCTGAAAGTTTTGAAGCGCTGGCGCTGGTGCTGGCCGGTCTGGATGGCATTGCAGAGGACGACGATCTGACTGATGACCAGGTAGATCAGTTTAACGACGCACTGGGCCAGCTGGCTAACGCTGCCGTTGCACTGGGTGCGGATCAGGATGACGTCACCAGCATGATCGACGACGACGACGACAGCGCCGCTGAGAACGTATTCGAGGCGCTTTCCGGCCTGAGCGACGACGACGAAGCCATTGCTGATTACACCGTTGCTGGCGGCAAAGGTGGCGAAGCCATGCTTGAGTCAGCCACGTTCAAAGCCGTGCGCGATGGCGTGGTAACGCTTATCCGCAAGCGTCCGAAGAAGCGCCGCATGACGTCTTTGCAGAAGCAGGCGCTCAAAAAAGCCCGCATGAAGGCGCACAGCTCAATGGCGAACGCGCACCGTAAGAAGTCGATGAAGCTGCGCAAAAAGCGCGGTCTGTAAGGGATAGCCGCCGGTTAACGCCGGCGGCAATGAGGATAGCGCGATGATCTGCGGTGCAATCATGCCGGACGGGGTAAGCCCATTCCTGAAGCTCTACATCACGTCTCAGACGGCGATGGTCGTGGGCTATATCGGGGAAGGGTCGAGCGCCAGTCTCGAATCCATGTGGGAATCTCCTTTTTCCAATGACTCACTTGGCGGCGTTGCCGGCGCGGTCAGCACGGCAGCGGGCAAGCTGGCGAGCGGCGCGCAGGCGGCAACCGGAAACACCTCAAAATCAGAATTCAACTCCCTGCTTATCTGGGAAGGCCAGCAGCCGCCAGAGTTCAGCATCGTGGTAGACCTGATGGCCACCGTGAACGCGAAGATCGAAGTTATGGACGCAATCATGGCGCTTCAGCAGATGGCTTCGCCTGAGCTGAACGCCGCCCTCCCCGGCGGTCGCCGTCCTCTCCCCGTCATTCTGGATGTCGGTCGCCGCCTGAAAATCATGGACGTTGTGATCAAAAGCGTCAGCTACCAGCTGGACGCGCCCCGCACCGCTGAGGGGTATTACACGCACAACACCGTTACGTTGCAGTGCTCCGGCCAGAGCGTCCAGAACCAGTCTGATATTCCATTTATGTTTATCTGAGGAACAATTTATGTCCGGCTTTTCAAATACAAAACCCGACGTGGCATTTCTGAAAAAACGCTTTAACCAGAACCTTGCCGCCGGTGAAAAACTTATCGGCTCCGAATACTGGATGACCGTTAAGGGTTACCCGAATCTGTCCATTCTGGTCCGCACAACTCAGCTGCCTGAAATGGCGCGCGAGGACGTTGAGGACGTTGCGCCAGGCGGCATGAAGTTTAACCAGCACGGCGTACTGAAAAACTCCGGCGAGTTCCAGATGACCTGCGTTGAAACCATTAAGGGCGACGTCTTTGCAGCCGTCCGCAAAATGGTGCTCAACAAAGAGTATCTGGATCTCACCTTTGCCGCCGCCGCCGAGTCAAACAGCGGCGCTGACGCTGGCCTGACGCGTAACTACCTGCACTGCAAAATCTACTCAGATGCCGTGGATTTTGGCTCCGAGGACACGACTGCAGCCGTCAAGCTGCCGCTGCGCGTTGTGTACAACTGGGCTGAATAATCATGACGCCGGCCGAACTGCTTGAAGCCGTAAAAACGCGCTTCACGACGCTGCTGGTGGACGAGGCACCGCTGCTGCAAAGCCTTCTCCGCCAGGCACTGGGCGTCTATCAGGATCGGGCCGGCGTAACCGGTCGCATACGCATTGAAAAAACGGGGGGCGCAAGCCTCCCGTTTCCGTCTGATTACCTCTCGCTGGTAAACGTGAACGACTTCAATGGCGCGCTGGTATACGCCGATCCCTGGGAATCCACCATAGAGCTTGAGCTGACTGGCCGCGAAAAATGGCCGCTCACCCTGCTCTACTTTCGCAATATCCGCGACTGCGATTATGACGTGGCGACGCTGCCGCCGGACATTACCGGGCTGATTGAAGATTACCTTGAAGCGCTGATAGCGATTCCTAACGTGGAGCGCCTGCGCCGGCTGCATATCGCCGGAAAGTTTGATGCAACGTTTCTGCCGGATGAAGCCACGCTGCACCAGCGCAAAACCGATCTGGAAGCGCAGATCTCCGCTAACCGGGCAATTATCCCCGCAATGAGTTCCTGGTAAGGAGACTGCATGAGCTTTTTTGACGGGCTGGCCGGGAACATCAAAGGCCTGGCTTCCAGTACGGCCAGACAGGCTGGCAGTAGCCTGATATCAAACATTCTGGCGCGTGCCTCCTCAAACATGAGCGGCGGCGGTGGCGCGTCTTATGCAGGCCTGCCGCCTGAGCTCTCCAGTGCTAAAGCCATTCTGGAAATGGCGATGCGCATTCGCTACGCGCAGGGCTGGCAATGGAACATCGAAATAGACGGCTTCTCGCGCGTGGATATGTACGTGAAAGATATCACCTACAGCGCTAACAACGTGGAGACCGAGAGCAAGCTGATTGGCGGCGTGGAGTTCGTGAAGCCAACCCACGTTACGGCGGGCTCTGTCACCATGACGCTCCGCGACAACGAAAGCGGCGAACTGCTGCAGAAATTCAAGGAGAAGCGGGCGCGCATATCCAACGGCGACGGCACCTTTAACCTCCCTCCTGCCTACCTGTTAAACATCCGGATTTACCGGGTGACGCAGGATGGTCAGGCCTCACTGGAAGAGGAAATGAAGGGTTTCATTACCACGATTGGCGAGATCTCCCGCGCGCGCGATGCCGTGGGCGAGTTTGCCACCTTCCCTGTGACCTTTGTGAAGTACACCAGCGCCGGCGGCGCATTAAACGGATTGGTAAAAGGATTAACCGGGGGAATTACAAACCAGGTTCAATCGTCCGCATCAAACCTCATTAAATTCTGAAGGACACTGCCGTGAATATTCCTCCGCTTCCCCTGGCCTCGCGTCCCGGTACCGAAATCCAGTTTCGCCAGCCGGTCATGAAAGACGCGCTCAAATACAGCACGCCGGATGAAATCGGTGACGAACGCCGCGTGACTGAATACCTCAATCACCTGCAGGAAGGCCCGCTGAGCGACAGCCGCGACTGGACTGCGCAGGAACGGCGCACCGCGCTCTGGTGGATCATGATTAACAGCCGCGCAGATAACCTTGAGGCGTTTCACTACACCTGCGAACACTGCCGCGAAGTGCATACCTACGACTTTGACCTGTCAGACCTGGCGGAAACCGTCGAGCTGCTGACCATTGAGCCATACGAGCGCGTGAGCGTGCCGGTCAACGGCGTGGCAACCAACTGGACGCTAAAGCCGCTTACCGGGCGCGGTCAGGAGATGCTGGAGCGCCTGCGCGTGAGCCTGCCGGATGCAGACGCGCCGGAGTATGAGGCAGCGCTTGTACGCATGCGCATTGCTGAGTTTGCGCTTTGCACCGCGCTGGATGACGATCCGGAGGATTTTGAAGCTGCCGCAAACCGTCGCTTCGACATCATGGAAAACATGGTTCCCGATCTGGAGTTTGCACCACTGGTGGCGCATATCCAGCTGATGCAGAGAAACCTGCGTCACGGTCTGCGCATGCAGATCACACAGGGTCAGGTGCGCCTGCTGCTTCCGCCAACACCATGCGAAAAGGAGGGCATGCAGATGAACACCACTCAACTGTTTATCACCTTTCGCTCTGGATTATTTATTCCGAAATTTTCAACTCAGTGGATGGCTAACCATCATTGACAACCTGACGCTGGTTGCGCGCCAGCCTGTCAGTGACGTGGATGCCCTGCCGCTATGGCGGGCAATCCAGATGAACAAAACGCTTATCGACCAACTGCAAAGGAGCCGGGGCGGATCGGAATGAAAAACGTAGAAGAATTTTCACAAATAATTTCAGCCATAGAGCATGCCAGCCGCGAGGAACTGAAAGAACTGGCGATAATCAGGCGCGCCCTGCTGAATAATGCTGGAAAGATAACAGAAAAAAGCAGTAAAGATACGGGCGGGTTAACAGTAAGGCGATCCCTTTCACAGCGGACTTCATACAGTGAAAATGAGAAAAAATTGCCAAAAAATGACGCAGGAAACGATAAAAAAGAGAGAAGAAAATCCACAAATAATACAAATGAGAAAATTAATCACAAAAATGAAAATTCAGGTGATAAAAAAGTCAGATCATCCGTCAAAAAATCGCGCTTTAATGTGTCTGATAACGACAATATAGTAACGATTTCAGAATTTAGACGTAATGAAAGACAAAAAAATGAAAAAATTAAGCAACAATCGGGGCATAAAAATAGAATTACGCGCATAAATAGCGGCACAAATTTAGCAGGAAACCGTGCGCCTGCAGCCCGTGATTCCGCGGCTAAAAATTCTGATCCGCAGGCTGAGGGGCAGTCCAACCGGGACGCTAACGGACGCTTCAAATCGCGCACTGAGTCAGGTGATGCATCGGCTGCGCAGCAGGAGAAAAATGCCCGTCGCGCCGAGCATAAGCAGCAGCAGGGCTTTTACCGATCGCTAACCAGCATGATGAAATCTGCTACTGAAACAAACAGCGATGCCATGTCATCAGGGACAGACATTGCCGGTACCGCCGCAGGGGGGCCGCTCTGGATGATGGGTAAAGGCATGTACGACATTTCCGCCGAAGTCGGTAAAAACGTCGTCTCGCTGAAAAACTTCATGCAGGGAAAAACCGAAGGCAACGCCGCGCTGAAAATTGAACCGCCGGTGACGCACCCGCCAGTTACCGCAGCAGCGAAGCAGCCGCCGGCCGTCGGCAAGCCAAAATCAGCTGATGGCTATAAGAGCGCGCAGCAGGCAAAGGCCGTACAGGTCACGCAGGAGCAGACCAAAATACTCGCCGCCAATGACGATCGCATCATCAGCGGCCTGGACGACGTGCGCGACGAAATCAAAAAGCTCGCGCATGCGTCGGGTGGGAAAGACGGCGGGCTGCTGGACTCGCTCATACCCGGCAGGCGTAAACGACGCTCCCGCGGACGAAAGCGTGGTGCGCTTACTGCCGCTGCAGGGGCGCTTGATACCGCAGGCGATCTGCTGCCGGACGGCAAGAAGAAGCCTCATGGGGAAAAAACCCGGCCTGAGCCTAAGAAGAAAAGCCTGCTGACAAAGGCAATGGAAGCCCTGAAAGGCGGCAAAAAAGCGGCAACTGTTGCCGGCGCTGGCGCTGCAGCAGCAACAGCGGCCACCGGCGCAACAGTGCTCGCCAGTACGAAAGCAGCAGGCGAGGCCGCCGCAAAGGAAGGAGCTAAAGCCGCTACAGATACCGCAGGCAAGGTAGCAGCTAAAGAGGGCATTGCCGTATCTGAGAAAGCCGCTGCCGCTGCCGCTGAGCAAACCGCTGAGAAAGGTGGTCTTAAAGTGGCCGGGAAGGTCGCCGGAAAAACCGCGCTGAAAGCGATCCCGCTGGTGGGTACCGCAATAGGTGCGGGAATGGACGCCTATGAAGGCTTTCACGATACCGACGGCCAGAAAAAGGCGTTCGGCCTGAAAGAGAATCAGGCTGTCAGCGGCAGACAGAAAGGCGAATACACCGCTGCTAACGTGCTGAACATGGGCGGGCTGCTGTCGGGCGGCGCCGGGTTGCTGGCGAAGGGCGCGAGCGCGCTGGGTATGGATGGTGCGGCTAAGGCGCTGACGTTTGACACCGGGGATATCGCTAAGGGGCTGGATTCGGGGCTGAGCAAGGTAGGCGACGTGTTCACCTCGTTTTCCACCAGCGCTGTCAGCGCCTATGACAAGCTCACCGGCACCAGCGCTGAGCAGACGAAGGCGATCACGGACGGGACCGAGAAAACCGTTACGGCGATCAACCGGCTGGGCTCACAGCTGCAGGGTGGAACATGGGGTGAGGATGGCGTAGGTGCACAGGGTAAAAGCACAGCTGACTATGCCGACGTGGCGAAAAACAGCATCGGCGCGGGTCTCAACATCGGCGGCGCCAACGCGAAAACCCGATCCTTTCGCAACAACAATTTTGGCAACCTGAATTTTGTCGGGCAGGAGGGCGCAAGCCTGGAAGCGAAGAACGCCAAAGGCGAGGCGCGCTTTGCGAAATTCAACACGCCGGAGGAAGGTTTCAGGGCGCTGGCCAACCAGCTCACCAGCTATTCCGAAGGCACCTCTAAAGCTGCCGGTTACAAGAAGCTCAATACCGTTGAGGACATTATCAAGCTGTATGCCCCGCAGAGTGAAAATGACACGTCAAATTACGTCGATTCACTCTCTAAAAAGCTGGGTGTGAAAAGCAATCAGCAGCTTGACCTCAAAGATCCCAAAGTCATGACGCAGATGATGCGGGGTATCGCCACCATTGAGGGCGGAAACCCGCAGGTGACGAATGACTTCATGATGAATGCCATTGGCCACAATGAAAACGGTAAGTGGGTAGGGGGCAAATTCAGTGATGAATCCCTGAAATCCGTAAATGAAGCGCGGACAAAGCAGGGGCTGGCACCCGTTGCCGCCGATTCGCTTTATTCAGCCGGCGACAAGGTAAAAGTAACGCCTGGCGCAGCGGCACCCGCTGCCGCAACTGCCGTGCCAGCGACACCTGCTGCAGCACCCGCCGTCGTGGTAAATGCGCCCGCTGCGCCAACCGGCTCACAGGTTGCCGCCGCCGCCGCGAAATCTGACAAAGACAAACCTGCCGCGGGCTTAACCGACAAAATCAGACAGAGTGCGTCGTCCGCCTGGGGCGGCGTGAAAGGCCTCAACCAGTGGGCTGACGGCAAGTTGCAGGGCGCAGCTGAATCACTGGGCGTGGAAGGTCTGGCCCGCAACCGTCCAACCAGCGGCCTTTCGCTGCCTGCCGGCGATTCGCTCCCGGCTGGCCTGCAGCTGGCGGCGCTTTCACCGGGCCAGATTGCCACGCGCTCACGTCCCGTTGCTACGTCAGGCGTATCGTTTGGCCGCGCCCGCGTCCGTCCGAACTCTGCCACGTCCGGCAGCGTTGTTAATGCGGCAAAAGAGCAGGTCATCAACAGGGCTATGGCGGCTGACAGCGCGCCAGCGCAGCCTGCAGCAGAAGCCGGATTTTTTGATCGCATGATGGGTGGCGCGATGGATGGCGTGAAAGCCGTTGGCTCTGCCGTCATGCCTGCCCTGGGCGACACTTTCAGCCAGACGCTGGGGGGCTTCAGCGGTAACGACATGATAAGCGGCGTGCTGGGTCAGGCAGGCATATCCGATCCGGGGATTCTCAGGGCCGTGTCACCGCTCACCAGCAAAGCGGGCGGTTTTCTGGACAGCGGCATAGAGTCGCTGGCCAGCGCCGGCCAGTCATTTTTTACAGGCGGCAGCGCATCCCCGGCACGTTCCGCACCGCAGCAGCCGCTGCTGAGTCACCCGGCACAAATCCCGAACGTCACTGATTTAGGCGCCAGCGGCATGCGTCCGATGATGAAGGGCGACAGCGCCGGTCAGGATTCAGACATGCTCAAAGAGCTGAAAGCCATGCGCACGCAGCTGGAGGCGCTGCTGGGCGTCACCAAGAAAAAAGGCGAAGAAGCACCGGATAAAGTGGTCAATACCGCGCAGCCGGCGCCGCGCCAGTCGTCGTCGCTGAGCATCAGCGATCCGGCGCTCAACGAATTACTGAGGGACTAACGCATGCAAAATGAAATTGACTGCCTGATGCGCGTGGATCAGGGCGGCGTCGTGCTGAAAGAGGGCGATTCTCAGGCGTGGCTTGCCCGCCTTGAGGAGTGGCTGAGAACCCCGCAGGGCAGCGTCTATGGCCTGCCTGGCTGGGGGAACACCATGCAGGACTACAAACATGAGCCGGTCGGATCGGAGACCGGCCATTTAACCGAAGTCGCCATAGAAGCGGCGCTGCTGCGCAAGCTGCGTATCGATCTGCCGGGGCTGGGGCTGCGTGCTATCCGCTGCGCCCCGGAGAGCGTTGATACCTGGCAAATCACATTCGTCACATCAAACGGCACGCTGGCCGTGTCCATGAACAAAAGTTAATCGGGGAATATCGTGAACATTCAGGCATTACAGGACAAATTTAACGGGCTGCTGCAGAGCAACAGCTGGTGGAGAAAGTTTACCAATAGCCAGTTCATTCAGATGATGGCCGTGTTTGGCGCGCAGATCATTTACGCCGCGCAGAGCACCGCTGAACGCGGGCTGACTGAGGGCTTTATCTCCACGGCAACGAAGCGATCGAGCATTCTGGCCGCAGCCGAAGATCGTAACTACATTGGCCACTTAATCACGCCGTCCTGGGGCAGCGTGAAGATCACTAATAAAACGGATCAGGACATTCAGCTGCCGATTTATGCAGAATTACTGTCGCTGGCGCAGCTGCCCTACGTCACAACCGACGTGATTTATATTCCGGCAGGCAAAAGCGTGACGGTGAACGACGTGCGCCAGATGGAGTACGTCAACGTGTCCACTACCATTGAGGCTGAATCGGCGTTTTACACGGTTATGCTGCCGCGTGACATTACCGAGGAAGCCGTTTCACTCGACGTTTTTGTAACGGAAAACGAGGACAAAACGCAGTGGACAAATAATCCGTTGTTTCGCCTGTCGCGCGGCTCCAGTAAGCATTACGTGATGGTCTATAAGCCGTCCGAACAGCTGGGCGTTCGCTTTGGCGACGGTGCAATCGGCAAAATGCCAACAACCGGCAGCAAAGTCGATCTGGACGTCTGGTGCAGCCGGGGCGATACCACGCTGACGCAGGGCCAGAAGCTGACGCCGGCGGGCAATATTGCCGATTTGAGCGGTAAAATTGAGGTAGTGACAACCACGCCAATAACGGGAGGCAGCGGCTTTGAAACGACTGAAGAAACCCGCAACCGGGCGCAGTACTACGTTGCCTATGACGAGCAGGTTGTGTGGGGCGGTGATTACAAATACTTCCTGAATCGTAAAGTGCCGGGTATGTCGTGGATCAGCGCCTGGGGTGAGCAGGAGCAGGAGAAGTCAACCGGCATAAAATCGCTTTCCAACATCAACACGATTTTCTTTTGCGGCCACAAACCAGGTTACACGCAGGCAGAGCTCGAAGAACTGATCATGACCGCCGTTCTGTCGGTACCCAACGAGCTTAATAAAACCTTCCGCTACGTGCGCACGCAGGAGGAGCCTTTCACGGTAAGCATCAACGCCGTGGCGAAGAAGAACGTCATTATCTCTGATGCGAAAGACGAGGTGCAGAAGCTGCTTGAGGCGCAATTCGGGCGCGACGCGACTACGTTTGGCGACAGCTATCAGAGTGATGTCGCCGCCGGCAAACAGTTTGCGCAGGTGCAGGTAAAAGACCTGTGGCGCGTCATTGAGGAGCTTGGTCTGTTTATCTCCTATGACGTGCAGACAAACAATCTGAAAACTGCCGTGCAGCTGAATGACTTTATCTATCTCGACGTTGCTAACTCCAGCATCGAAATTAACTATCTCTGAGGCTGAGCCATGATCAGAAACTGGGTAAAAGACCGGCTCACTAAAGAGAAAAGCACGTCAGAGCTGTGGTCAGGCTTTGCAAATATCCTGCAGTCAGTATTTGAGCAGGCGGTAGAGCCAACGCTTGAGCGCATAACCAATCGCAAAAGCTATTTCACGATGAACAAAGACGATCTGACGCTGCGCATGAGCGAATATGGCCGCTTTTTCATCGTGGCGGAAACCACGGACACCAGCAGGCCGGTGCTGCTGGCGCAGCGCCTGGACGAAGTGCATTTTAAGGGGACCGATAAGCCGATCACGTCAACGTTCTGGCGCGAGTTCGATAACCTGCCCGTGACCTGGCAACCGCTCTATGCGCCGGTGGATCAGGAGAAAGCGCCTTATGGCTCATTCTTTACCACACAAGAGGGCGTGGACGTCGCGCAGGAGCATTACGGCGAGTTTTTCCTGACGTCGCGCGCGCAAATCTCCGTGGCGCTTAACGAGCTGTACGAGCGCTACGGCTATCAGGAGCAGACGGAGGCGGTGAACAAGCTGCTGAGCCAGTTTGACCAGATTATCGAGCCGCTGCTGCCGCTGCACATCGTGTTTGACGGGGTAGCGCTCTTTATCTCGTTTGAAATGACCGCGGACCGGGATCGCATCCGGCTTATCAGCGCCGGCATCGACTACCAGGCCAAAATGACCTACGCGGATCTTCAGTCGGAGATTAAAAACCTGCACATGGCCAC